ACCCATGGATCGCTCGGACAATAGGCTGTGACCAGCGGGCTTCCGCCGCACGTTGCGCGATTTCCTTGCGCTCTTGTGGCGACAACTTGTTGGCCCGAGCGTGTCCGCCCTTCGCCTTTCCGGAGACGTCAACGTCTGTCATGTGCAAGCATCCTGTTGTTTAATGCTTGCATCTTAGCCCATGAAAAGCGACCGTACAACACGCATCCTGATCTGGCCAAACCTCCTCACGCCACCGCTGCTGAACACCGCCCCGTCCAAAATTCCGTGAAACACGGAATTTTTTCCGTGTTTCACGGAAACCGTCATCGGTCAAACCGCGCAGACTTATGTGCATGGCCGATCTTGAAACCGAACTCCTCACCGCCCGCGCCCACCTGGCCGCCTGGCTCGACGCGTCGCTCAAAGTCGCGCAAGGGCAAGCCGTGTCGCTGTCCGGCCCGCTGGGCAGCAACAGCCTGACGCGTGCCCCCTTAGCCGACATCCGCGAACAGATCAAGTATTGGAAAGCCGAGGTCGAGCGCCTCGAACGCGCGGCGACCAACACCCGGACCGGGATCGGCTGCCAGCGGATCATCCTGCATGGCTAAGCCCCGTCCCCCGCGCGTCCCCAAGAACGACCCGCGCCTCAAGGCGCTGGCCCAGGAACTGGGCATCAAGCCCAAACAAGCGCGCGCCGTCATCAACGCCTATACCGGCGGCTACAAGGGCGCCGACTTCAGCCGCGATGCGCTGGCCGGCTGGCACATCGCCCGCGGCACGCCCGATGAGTTGATCGGCCGCGACCGCCCGAACCTGATCCGTGCCCATGGCGACCTGAACCGCAACCATCCGCTGGTCGCGGGGATGACCAGCAACTATGCGCTCGGTGTGGTGGGGACCGGGCTGTCGTATCACGCGGCGATCGACCGCGAGTATCTCGGGCTGGAAGAAACCTACGCCGACGCCTGGGAGGTCCTCGCCGAATTCTATTTCGGGCTGTGGGCCGCGTCGAAAGACTGCGATGTGCGCCGCTCGCTCGACTTTTACCAACAGCAGGACCTGGCCCTGCGCGAGGAATTGGGCGGGGATCACTTCGTCCAGCTCTGCCAGGTGCAAGGGCGGGGCCTGCCCTTCAAGCTCGCCCTGCAGCACATTGCCGGCGCACGGGTGTGCAACCCCAACCAACTGCAAGACAGTCCGACCCTGGTGCAAGGGGTCGAGAAGGATACTCAGGGCGCGCCGCTCATCTACCACGTGATGGACGGCTATCCAGACGGGCAACTGAATCGGGGCTTCACCTGGACCCCGCTCCCGGTGTTCAACGCGCAAACCAATCGGCGCAACGTCCTGCACCTGTACCGCACCCTCAATACCGATCAGACCCGCGGGGTGCCCCTGATCGCGCCCATCGTGGAGCCGCTCAAGCAGCTCGATCGCTATACCGATGCCGAGTTGGATGCCGCGGTCAAAAATGCGATGTGGGCGATCCTGGTCAAGTCACCGACCGGCGGGCAATTGGCGGGGTGCAGCAATCTTGACGAATGGGATGAACAGCGCCGCTGCTTCTATCAGGACTCCAACATCCACATGAAGTCCGGCACCAGTCATGTGGTGAATCTCTTCCCGGACGATGACATCGCTTCGTTTGATCCGTCGCGTCCGAATGCCGCGTTTGACCCGTTCGTGCAATCCTTCTGGACCGTGCTCGGCATGGGCCTGGAACTGCCGCGCGATGTGCTGACCGGCGCCTTCCAAAGCAGCTATTCGGCCGCTCGTGCGGCGATCCTGCGCGCGACCGCGGTCTACGGGAAGCGCCGGGTCGATCTGGCCGGTGACCTGTGCGACCCGGTGAAGGAATCTTTCATTGACGAGATGGTCGCCTACGGCTACCTGCCGGCTCCCGGCTATTTCGCCGATCCCTTTGTTCGTGCGGCCTACAACGGCGCGCAATGGATCGGCGACGCCGCCGGCCAGCTCGACGAGACCAAAGCCGTGGTCGCCGCCGAGGCCCGCGTTGCGCTGGGGATCTCCACGCGCAAAGACGAGTGCACCGCGCTCACGGGCAAGGATTACGACAAGGTCCGCCGGCAGTGGGAGAAAGAGCAACGCCAGGGCGCCCCCGCCCCCTGGGAGAAAACCGCCGCGGCCCCGGCGCGGCCGGCGCCCGAGAGCGACGAAGACCTCGACCGTGCCGACCGCGAAGAGGAGAAGAAAGCCCGTGGCTAAACTCGACGCCATTGACCTGATCGGCCGCGAGCCCTGGTGTATCGAGCCCGGCGCCCTGGAGCGCATCGTCGCCATTGCCCAGCGCCTCAATGAATCCCCCGAGGCCGTCGCCACCCGGTTGGGCCGTCCGCTCGATAACGCGCGTACGGCCGAGACCTTTGGCGCGACCGCCGTCATTCCGATTACCGGTCCCATTTTCCGCTACGCCAATCTCTTCACCGAGATCAGCGGCGCCACCTCCCTGGAGATCCTGGCTAGGGACTTCCAGGCCGCGCTTGATGCGCCCACCGTCGAGCAGATCGTGCTGTCCATCAACAGCCCCGGCGGGCAATCGACCGGGATTGCCGAGTTCGCCGGCCTGGTGCGCGCGAGCCCTAAGCCGGTCACCGCGTATGTCGGCGACCTGGCCGCGTCGGCGGCCTACTGGATCGCTGCCGCCGCCGGCGAGATCGTCGCCTCGCCGACCGCGCTGTTCGGCTCGATCGGCGTGGTGATGACCTACCAGCCGCCCACTGTCCGGCCGGGCGAGCAACCCACGGTAGAGATCGTCTCCAGTGTCAGCCCGCTCAAGCGGGCGGACCCGACCACCGAAGCCGGTCGCGGCGAAGCGCAACGCATCGTCGATCACCTGGCCGCGGTCTTCGTGGCCGATGTTGCCGACTATCGCGGCGTTTCCCAAGACACCGTCATCGCCGACTTCGGCCGGGGCTCCCTGCTGGTCGGGCAGTACGCCGTCGCCGCGGGCATGGCCGATCGTACCGGCAGCCTGCAATCCCTCATCGCCGGCGTGCCCGGCACTGTTCTACGGAGACTCACTGCCATGTCGACACAGGCACAGACCCCGGGCGCCCCCACGATCGATCGCGCCTACCTCAACGTCAACCACCCCGACCTGGTCGAGGCCCTGCTCGCCGAAGGGCGGGCCGATGGGTTCAGCGCCGGCGCCGTGGCGGAACGCACCCGCATTGCATCCGTCCGTGACCAGCTCGTGCCTGGTCATGAAGCGCTGATCGAGCGCCTGGCCGGGGACGGCAAAACCACCGGCCCGGAAGCCGCAATGGCCGTGCTGCAGGCCGAAAAAGCCCTGCGCTTGGGTGCGCAACAGGCACTGGCCAGCGGGCCGGCTCCGGTCCCGGCCGCGGTTCCGGTCGCTGCCACGGGTGACCAGCCCCGTGCGGCGGTCACCATCCTGGCCAATCACCGCCTTGCCACCGGCAAGGGCGCCGCCTAAGACCCGCACGCAGAGAACCACCATCATGATGAATGACGACCTTTTGGCCGGCGGGTCTTTCGAGACGTTCGCCCCGCTGCAACTCATTACCGGGTCTGCGGAGATCGTGACCAACACCGCGCGCGTCGCCACCGGCCTAAACCTGGCCGAGCGTACCGTCGTCGGGCGCGTGGCCGAGGTCCAGGCCACCCTCAACACGGGCGTCATCGCCAACAACAACGCCATTCGCTGGGCGGCCGTCAATCGCGGCGCGGCGGGCAATACGGTCACTGTCGCCCTGGTGGACCCGGCCGCCAACAACGCATCGCTTGGCGTGGTCGTGGTCGGTCAGGCGGTCACTGTCAATCTGGCTACCGGCGCGGCCGGTGCCATTACCAGCACGGCGGCGCAAGTCATCGCGGCGGTTGCGGCGTCGGCGCCGGCCGCGGCGCTGGTGGTCGGCACCAACCAGACTGGCAGCTCGGGTGCCGCTGCCGTGGTCGCCGCTGCCGCGGCGCCGCTGGCCAGCGGCGCCAACAACGGCCAGATCAAGGCGCTCAACAGCACGGCTACCGATGGCACCGCCACCCCGGTCGGCATCCTGGTGCACGGGGTCGACGCCAGTGGGGGCGAGACCGATGGGCAGCTCTACGTCGCCGGTGTCTTCAACCCGGACGCGCTGGTGTGGCCGTCCACCGTGCAGACCGACGCTCAGAAAAAAGCGCTGTTCGTCGGTAGCGGCATCGAACTGCGGCGTCCCACTTGAGCACCTGACAGGAACCAGATCATGAGCACCCCAAGTCTTTACGACACCGTCACCCTCATGGAAGTGGTGCGCGGTCTGCCCGCCTTCGACCCGTTGTTGCTGTATCTGTTCTTCCCGAACGTGGTGGCTTTCGACACCGAGACCATTGCCTTCGACAAGCTCGACGAAGACGCCAGCCGCAAGCTGGCCCCGTTCGTCTCCCCGTTGGTCGCCGGCCAAGCGCGCCGGGTCAACGGCGGGGAAGTGCGCAGCTTCAAGCCGGCCTACGTCAAACCGCTCACCGTGGTCGACATCGGGCGGCTGCTCAAGCGGCGGCCGGGCGAGCCGATGAACGGGTCGCTATCGCCCCTGGCCCGCCGCGATGCCGTCATCGTCGAAAATCTGGAGATGGAGCGCAACCAGTGTCTACGGCGCTTCGAGTGGATGGCCGCCCAAGCCCTGCGCACCGGCAAAGTCATCGTCCAAGGCGAGGACTACCCGGCCGTCGAGGTCGACTTCAAGCGCACGGCGACCCTGACCAAAACCCTGACCTTGGATGCCCGGTGGAGTGTAGACAAAAGCGCGCCCCTGGAACGCGGAACTGGAAGCGCCGAGCACCGATATCGTCTTCACGCCGCGGGCCTGGAAACACTTCCACAAGCACGCCGATGTGAAAGACGCACTCAACGCCATGGTGCGCGGCGGCGCGTCCGCCCTGGAGATCGCCCCCGGCAACGGGGCCGTGGTTCAGTTCTTGGGCCACATTGGCCCCAAGCGCTGCTGGCTCTATACCGGCTGGTACCTCACCGATGCCGGCGTGCGTACGTCGTATCTGGCGCCCGGCGAAATCGTGCTCGGATCGCTGGAATTGCGCGGCGTGCGGGCGTTCGGCGCCATCCTCGATCCGCGCGCCGGCTATGCGGCCGTCGACATGTTCCCCAAGAACTGGATCAGCGAGAACCCGGCCGCGGAATTCACCATGACGCAATCCGCCCCCTTGATGGTCCCGTGCCGACCCGACGCCAGCATGTGCGTCATGGTTTCGGACGAGGCCTAATCCGATGGCCCTCGCCGAGCTGAACGCCGACATCCTCACCGCCGCCTTCGACCCGGCGGTGTTCGGTGAGCCAGTATTGCGCGCGGGGGCCGCCCCTCTCATCGGCATCTTCTACCCGCACGACAGCGCCGGCGGTACCGCTGATTCCGAGGTCGGTCTGACGTGCACTATCGGTAGCCAGATGAACCCCAGCGTCGACCTGCGGGATGCCGACGCCGTTGGCTTGGCCATCAATGACCCTCTGATCATCCGCGAGACCGTGTATCTCATCACCCGTCTGAATCCCACCGGCAACGGCCTGACCCGCTGTGACCTGATGCCCGCGACCGCCGGCGACAGCGATCCCCTGGCACGGTACCGCTGATGGCCACCCCCACCGTCACCCGCCTGGACCTGGTGCACACCGCCATCCTGGAGGCCTTGCGCAACGCCTTGGGCGACACCTTCAAGCACTACGGGCTCTATGAGCCCCAGGACGAAGTGACCGAGGCGCCGCACGCGACGCTCATCACCCCGGCGCTCATCCTGCGCCAGGGTGCGACCACCTTCGACGGCCTGTCCGACCCCACCGGCCGGCTCGCCGCGCGGTGTGGCTGGGGCGCGCAATGCATCCTGAGCCAGCGCACCGCGCGCCTGCAAGCCGCGCTGCCGCAATGTGCCGCCTTGGTGGCCGCCGTCGTTCTTCCTTCGGATCCGGCCGGCCAGCCGCGGCGCGGCAATCAGTGGAGTCTGGGCGGCGCGGTCGAGCGGCCGGAAAACGTCGGCATGACGCCCGGCGGCTTCATCGATCTGCACGGTCGCGATAGCTGGACCGTCACGTGGGAACAAGTCATTTACCTGGCGGAGGACCTTCCGCAATGAACACCGTGACCGCCGCACCGGCTTCGCTCCCCCCTGTTCCCGGTCATTTGACCGTCAAAGACGTCAGTGACCTGTCGGCTGTTGCGGAATGCTATCGCGAAGCCATTGCACTGAAACTTGCCGACCATCCCCTGCATGGGCGTGACGCCCTGTGCAGTGCGGAAACGCTGCTGCGGCACGCGGCTATGACGCTTATGCAAACCGCCAATTACCTGGATGACTACATGCAGCTGATGGCGCACGCCGAGGAACAAACCGATGCCCACTAACCCCGTGGCTGCACCGCTGACCCAAGCCGGAATGACCGGCGCCTGTCGCCTGCTCGACGTGGGACCGGAAAGCCTGTGGACGGTGCTCCAGGTCGAGACGGTTGGCTGCGGCTTCTTGGCGGATCGGCGCTTACAGATCCTGTTCGAGCGTCATAAGTTCCATCAATTCACGCGCGGCACGTTCTCAGCCAGCCATCCGCACATTAGCAACCAACGCCCCGGCGGCTATGCGGGCGGCATCGCCGAATGGGGGCGCTATGAAGACGCAAAAGTACTTGACCCTGTGGCCGCGCTCCAGGCGACCAGTTGGGGCGTTGCCCAAATCATGGGCTTCAACAGCCGTGCTGCCGGGTATCCCTATCCATCGGAAATGGTTGCAGCCTTTAAGAATAGTGAAGATGCGCAAGTGCTTGCCATGGCGCAGTTCATTCGCGCGGACCGCGCGATGGCCGATGCCATTAAACGGCGCGACTGGCGCATCTTTGCACGCGCGTACAATGGTCCGGACTACGCCAAGAACGAGTATGACCGGCGCTTAGCGCGCGCCCATGGGGCCTGTCTTCATGCGCTGCCGGACTTCGCGACACGCACGGCGCAATTAGCGCTGCTATTCCTTACGTTCAACCCCGGCCCCGTGGATGGTTTTATGGGCCGCAAGACCCGCGGCGCCATCGTTGAGTTCCAGCACACCCATCCGGGTCTCGACGACGACGGGGTGTTGACCACCGAAACCTACGCGGCACTGACCGCCGCGGCCTGGCCGCCCACCACCGTTTCTCGGGAAACGGGAGCAACGCATGTATGAACCCCGCCCCGGCGCGTCCCCTGCCGACTCGCTTGACGACCTCGACCCGGCCGCCGTCGCGGAGCCCAGTCCCACCGACACCCCGTCCGTGCGCCGGTGGAAGTTGAGGCTCAGCGATCGCCTGGGGATGGGGACGTTTGGTGTGGGCACGCTCTCGGCGTACCTGCTGTGGAGCGTCGTCCAAGGCTTTGACGGTCTGCGCGTGACCATGCAGGAGCAATCGCGGGCCATCCAGTCGATCAACATGACGTTGGAGCGGGTCCAAGACAACCAACGCGAGTCCAACAACCGCTATCTCGCGTGGGAAAGCCAAACCGGTATCCGGTTCGCTGACATCGATGGGCGGCTGACGGTCCTGCGTCGTGACTACGAAGACAGCCAGCGGCTGATGCGCGATCACGACACCCGCCTGCGGGTCCTCGAACTCGAAGGCCTTCCGCCGCCCGCGGCGCCGATTCGCCGCTAATTCCGCCGCTAACCTTGAGGCCGCTACGATGAGCAGCTTGTATACCGCTATCCCCGTATTCACTGAAGCCGATCTGCGCTTCGGGGTCTGGGACGGACTGACTCCCCCCGTCGCGTACAGCGACATCATTTCCTTCGAGACGGTCGAGATCAGTCCGACTGGCCAAGAAGTCGCCAATCTCATCGCGCGCAATGGCTTGCAATTGGGCGTGGTGCTCGACTCCCAGCAGCGCCCGACCGATAAAGCGGCGGCGGTCAAGTTGCTTGCGGCCACCATGACGCCCAAGATGCTGGCCCTCGCCCTGGGCGCCTCCTCAGTCACCGAAGTCACCCAGGGTGCCGCAGCCGTGGCGGATGAGCCCATCACGCTCGTCATGGGGCAATGGACCAAACTGGCGAACAGTGACATTGCCGCCGAGAGCGTCGGCACCCCCATCGTGCTGGAAACCACGGATGCCACCCCGGTGGCCATCACCGCGACAAAATTCGAGATCGACCACGACGCCGGCCTGATCCGTCCGCTGCACGCGGATGCCGTTGGCGCCAAGACATTGAGCTATTGGAAGGCCGCCCGCGTCTGGGATGAGTACGCCGCGGGGGGCGCCGTTTCGGAATACGTCCATATCACGGGCACCGCGGTCGAACGGCGCACCGGCTTCCGGGCGCCGCTCGACATCTGGCGCACCCGCATGGCAGCGTCTGGGACCTTCGACCCGGCCGCCGGAAAGCATTTGAAAGTGGAATTGTCCGGGGATCTGATCCAACCCAGTGTGGCCGTGTTCGGCGTCATCCCTACCGCGCCCTGGCGCTTCCGTCTGCGCACCAGTTGAGTTTGATTCGGCATGGGCATCACCCTGACCAGCGGAGCCACAACGCTCGCGTTGCCGGCAAATCTGCGATGGGCCGATGAATATGCCTGGCAACC